CTTGTCATGAGCTCTGAATAGTTATTTCGAGTGGAAGCAAGGGGGCTCGAACCCCACTCTATTACTCTTACTTTCCGCATATTTACTGGCTTTCTAGGTGTTTTTTGTTGATTACTTTTGACTACTTTCGCAAAAATAGTAGTCAAATCACCTTGCCTGTAAATCTGGTATACTACTCAAAATAGACGATTTCTTTTCAATGGTTTTCCTGTTCCTATGATAGTGTATTTCTGATGTCATAATATCTGTATGCCCCATCTGATCCATAACAAGTCTCTTATCCACATTGTTATCCATAAGAATAGTTCCATATGTCTTTCTTACTTTGTGCGGTGGTTTTGGATAAATTTTCAATTTCCTGCAAAGCCTTTTCTGCCTTTGTCTAACCGCCTGTGCGGTGATCCTAATATCATTTTTTGTAAAAATGTAATCTCCAAACGGATTCATGTGTTTTATTTTATCGCAAATCCATACATAATCACTTGGTATAATTGCTGTTCTGATTCCTGCCTTGGTTTTAGGATACTCTTTTACTTCAACAACATTGTTTCCGTTTTCATCTTTATACTTCGTCTCCGTTCTGCGAACGTTAAAAGTATTATCAGAAAAATCGGAATGCCTTAATGTTACAACTTCTCCGATACGTACGCCAGTTAAAAACATAAGCAATATCGCAACATTAGAAGTATCAAGGTGGCTGACAAGATACTTAATCATTACATCAGTTTCATATTCGTCGAATACTTCTTCATAGTCTTCTTTTATTACTTTTTTAAAATCACTATCAGATACGTCAAGATTATCAAACAGTTCTACGATATTAAAATCAATAAGTTTGCGTTTTTTCGCTCTTTTAAGAAATGTTCTTGTAATTCCTTTTAGACCGGAAAATGATTTAGGTGTCAACTCTTTATCGGCAATTTCTTCCTCTAAAAAATCCCCCCATTCATCTTCTGATATTGATTTTATTCTTCGCTTTCCCAACTCTCCATAGTGTCTGAGAAAATATCTCTCGTCTCTGTCGTATGTTGCTTTACATATCTTTTTAAGAGACAATCTCCGGTCTTCACATTCGTAAAACACTTCTGTAACTGTTGGATTTTGCTCTTTTTGGTAGTAAAACTCAATAACTTCTTCTTTGATATCTTCCTCGCTTTTCTTTTTTACAAGTCTCCTTCCTTTTTCTTCATCTGGCAAATAAGTTCTCCAGTATCCGTCTTTGCCTTTGTTGATTGCGTATTGGTGTTTCTTCAGATACTCCTCTTTCTTTTTCATTTCAATGCTTTTTTGCAAAGATTCCGTGTCAATCATACCATTGCTAACGGCATATTGCAATATTTCCATATCAGAAAGTTCCAAATCTATCACCTTCTAACCGCTTAAGTTTATTTTTTATAGACCTTACTCTTCTTTCTACAGTAGTTACAGAAATGGAATGTCTAAAGGATATTTCTTTTTGAGAAATTCCTTTAGACAAATCCCAAAACACTTTCTCTTCCTCTTCCGTGAAATTGGCGTTCCGGAAGATTTCTTCAAGTTCTGGCTTAGTCAGTTTTGACAACTTCATAAGCCAGTCTCCTTTTCTAAATTTCAGTTTTATTGTGTAATAATACGTACCGTTACACAGGTAAATAATTGTCCAGCGCCTGCCGGATCACCCAGGAGATAGGTCTGTCCTGCTGCCGGCAGTAATCAATTAATCTCTCGTACTGCTCCGGATCCATGCTGATATCTTTCCGGATGTTCTTCTTACCTTCTTTCTTGGGTCTTGGCATAGGCCTATCTCCTTTCTTTTACCTATTCTTCAGAGCAATAATCAGATCATTATATGTTGCCTGATTCATATACATGGTCATATGTACCTGATCTACAACCGTTTCTCCGCGTTTTTGCCAATCCTTGGTGATGTATCCATACCGCTTAATCCACTTTTTATTGATGCGCTTCTTTTTGTGTCTGCGCCGCTGGACCTGTTTGGTTTTAACTATAACGGTATATCCGCCCATCAGATCATTCATCTTACCTAACATGCCTATTGTTCCTTTCGTTACACAATTTTTGCGATATTTCAGTTTACAGCATTACCAGTTCATCCTTGTTGATAAGCGTACTGGCAATACTTCTTGTTACATGTGTCATAATTTCAGCCTGTGAATGATTTTCTGTAGCATACTTTCTAATAGAATCCAAATCATAAGAAAAGCCTGCATCATCAAGGTACTGTCTGATAAACCGTTCATTATCTTCTGATGAAAGACGATGCAATTCATGCTTTTCTGTAAATCTACGCTTCACTGCAGTATCAACATCATCTATGAGGTTTGTTGCGGCAATGATTACATGGTCGTTAGTAACTGCATCTAACAGCTGTAACAAGCATGTTGTACTTCTGGAAACCTCTGCGCTCGCTCCTCCTCCACCATATTCCCTCTTTACTGCCAAGCTGTCGATTTCATCCAACATTACAACGCATTGATGCTGATTGATGAAATTAAACAGATTCGTAAGATTTTTTGCAGTTCCACCAAGATAACTATCAAGCATTCTTGAAAAATTCACATATAAATACGGCATTTCAAGTTTATATGCTACATACCTGGAAAAAGCCGTCTTCCCGACTCCGCTCTCGCCATAGAGCAATGTTGCATTCAGATACGGGATCTGTTTCTCCATAAGCTGTAAACTCACATCATTCATGTTCTTGATCAGTTCGAATAATTCCTTTTCTTCATTGGTCAGATAATATCTGCTTTCTAAGTATGTATTTGTCAGATCTTCCATCGTTGCAAAACTGGAAACATTTGCTGGTAGCTCCATAAGATTCATTCCACCAGATCGTAACAAACTTTGATATTTTGTGACTGCATAGTGATTCTTCTGAGTTGTATCTTCCGCACAACAGCAAAGAGCTGCATCTTTGGCTTTTTGTATATTGTTTTCAGCCACATATCGCACTAAGGCAAGTTGATTTCTTGTCATTCCCATTTCATATTTCCTCCGGTAAATCCCAAAACTACCATCCCATATCATTTCTATCGCCGATGGCATTGGGATCTATCATGTATGACATATTTAACTTTGCTTCCGCAAGTTCCTTCTTTAATTCCTTCACCTGCTTTTTTAATGCTGCATTTTCATCCATAATTTTCATGATTTTGCAATCTTTCTTCTGATCACACTTGTTGCGCACAGAATAGTTATCACACATCTGACAGATCTCTGTCTTACTCATATTCTCTACCTCCACTAAATCCTAAATTTTCTTTACTAGTTCGATTTCCGCCCCGTGTTTACGGGAGATTTTAATTTGCCGGTAACTTGCTGAAACTCATATCCAGGAACCCGTATTGCCCGCGGGGATCCCTCTGCATCTGTCTCCAGTATCCCATCCGCAATCATCCATGTAATATGTTGGTGGACTGCACTACTGCTATGCAGCCCTACTTCATTCCCAATCTCACGGAGCGTAGGAGGGTATCCATGCTCCGTGGTGTAAGATATAATTGCCTTTAGAATCTTATCTCTGATCTTTTTATTATGCTCTGTCATAGCCTGCCTCCTACGCAAACCGGAGCTGGCCGGTCTGCTATTCTTTTAACCTATACGCTCTGACTGGAAACGGCATCGTCTCGTCAAAATAGTACTCATTAACAAGACCTCTCTGGCTTTTGCCATCGTAGTAAACCAGTCTGCGCACGGTATTGTTCTCCACCATCACAATTTTCTCCACCATTATAACCTTGTACCATGCGTGAGACACTGTGCTCATATCCATGACAATCAGCTGATTTATCATCTGTGCAATCTCATCAAAGGTAAGCTGCTCGCCGACATTCTCTGCTTCTATCCAGTCTCCCGGCTTAAATTCATTTGTTGTTGGAGCAAGCAAATCCATAAGGCTCAACTGCCCCTCGCACTGGATCATGGCATTACCTCCGGCATAATATCAGATAATCGCATTTGTGCCATTTCTGCATCTAATCTCTTTTTGGACAAATCGTAATAATGCTTGTCCAGTTCAAACCCAACATATGGATGGTTGGTTCTGTAGCAGGCTATCAAGCTGCTGGCACTGCCTACATGGGTGTCCAGGATAATGTCTCCGGGCTTTGCATAGCGGTTCAGTAACCATTCATACAGGGCTACCGGCTTTTGTGTAGGGTGAATACGGTTTTCTTTGTGTTTCATATTTTGCTGAAGCATTCCGTTCCACCTATATTTAATCTTCCTTACTGCAGTACTGAACGAAGTCCATGCAAGTTCACAATCAGAAAAATCAGTATTTCCATTATCTTTATCCCAAACAATCCAACAACTACTATCAAACGGCATTTTGCTTATAAAATGATTTGCCCCCCAAATAATCTGATTTTTTGACACTCTAAACAGTTCATCGAAATATTTTTCGTTTGGTGGATTTATATCCATTCCGCTAAAACTCTTGTAATCTTTTGCTTTTGCTAGTTTACCTCTTGTATGGTTTTTATCCCCATTTTCTCCAATCCCATACGGTGGATCCACAATCGCAAGGTCAAAGTAACCATCCGGGAACTCTTTCATCCCATCCATGCAATCCATGTTGTAATATCCAAAATCCATTACGGCATCACCCCCGGAATATCCTCAAAACTAAGTTGATTATCTCTTTCAAAAACAATCATCTCATTTTTTGCTCTCTGATAAAAGTTGCGGTCAATCTCAAATCCGAATGCACTTCTCCCGATCTCTGCGGCTGCTCTTAAGGTACTACCGCTGCCACAGCAAGGATCAATCACTACATCACCGGGATCCGTAAAAATCTCTATCAGTTTTTTCAGCACCGCTACCGGCTTCTGTGCCGGATGGATTTTCGGAATATCTTTTCCGTCTTTCTCCCAACTGAACCAGTTAAAAATCATTTTCCCAGTGCCACGGATCGTCTTTCCGTCCTCGTCAACCTTTGCACCGTTCCGGAACTTCGGAAGCTTGTCACGATAGAACACAAGAGCATATTCAGTAGCACCAACCACACGCATATTTGCCTTAAGCACCTGCGGACTGTAATTTTTAACAAATACCAACGGTAGGTAATGGACGAATCCATGTTTATAGGCGGCATCAATCAGCGTAGGCATCTGTTCAAAAGAGCAGAACACGATCATGCAAGGACTGTTGCTACTTCTTCCCCTGGTAACGATATTCTTGTCTTCCTTTTTCAGCATCTTTGAGCAGAAATGGAAATACTCATACAGATTAAAGTTGAAATCGGAATTGAATGCCGCCTTGCCTGCCAGCTTGCTTTCTCCGTTCTTGTTATCCCCACCGTTGTACCACATAGGGTTACTGCCGTAGAAGTTTTTGCCTACATTATACGGAACATCGGCAATGATAAGCTGTGCCGGAGGTATGGCATATTTCTTATAGTTCTGCATTGAATCTCTGTAAATCTCACATTTTAATTTTTTCATTTTTTCAAGGAGACCGCATATGCTTCACTCTGCGCAGAGTCTCGGCTCCTCCTTTTATTTGTTTGGTAACTAAAATCTTTTTTGCAAAAAATCTGTCATAATAATTATGAAGCTATAAATAATTGTTAAATTATTGCATGGAGGTACTATTATGCGTACAAAATTTGTTTCTCTTTTTATCGTTGCCGCATTACTAATCATATATGGTATGATAAGTGTCGTTGCAACAATTTGCCCAAATGAACCAGCCTTTGTATTTTGCTCCACCGTATTTGTCCAATACGTTGATTTGGTAATATACATCTATGATTTATCAGAGCAATTCTCTCCCGTATGGCCGTGGCAGCGTTAAGCTGCCATGTGCCTACATCATTCCATGAAATCTTCCATGCACATCTGTCCTTCCAGATCATCTTCTTTGTGTAATGCGACTTCAACGTTTTTGTTTTTATTTGCGCCCGTTAAACATCTGGGATGATCCCATTTAATCCTATATCCACAACTCATACAAAAATTAGATATTACACCACAGGACACCGTTGCTCCGCATTGCCCACATGTCCACCAATCTTTAATATGATTTCCTTTGTGGTATTTGGGTCTAATCCCAGTATTCATTTTTTCATATCTTTCTAACTTTTCCTTGTCCGTCATCTATACCTCACATCATCTGATCTATTGGCAACTCCATCTGTACCGCCGGTACATCTTCCCATCCGACTCCAATATAATCCAGCACCTTTCCCCATCCATATTTTTCTCCAGTGATAGGATCTGTGACACATCGCTTCATGTAAAAATCCCACTCTCCCGGATTATCCTCTCGCAATCTGTCAAACCTATGCGGACGCTCTTCAATGTGGATTCCGAACCCACACATGGAGCAACCGGTACGTTGTGCTCTGGTGGTATAATAGTCTCCGTTCTCATGCTGTCTGATCTCGCCATACGCTGACGGAATAATCGTTCCAAGCGGCTCATACGGTATTACATTCCCGTTCTTGTCCCGGCTATATGGCTGCTGATAATACAGTTCCGCGAACAGATCAATGTGGTTGCGATACCAATCATCCATTTCAAGTGCCATACGCAAGATGTCGTTCCGCATAAAGATTGCAAACGGCGCCGATCTGGTGACAGTCGCACCATAGTAATTGCAGCCATGCTCTACAAGCGCCTCTTCTCTCTGTCCGCCCTCGGAAGCCATCATTCCAAGATACGGATAACTGTTATGTGATTTTGCCCAATCGTCACACGGCTTTTCTTTCAGCCAGTAGCAACAGTCATTGGATACCTTAAAATCCGGTTTCTGGTAACCCACACCCTCATTCTCGTTTTCATATCCACCGAACAACTTAAGCCATTTTTGCGGCAACTTCATTCGGCTGTTCTTTGCAAAATGTCCCTGCTCCCCACACTCACCGGTAATAATGGCATGGCGGACAGTTTTGTTATCCTCCGTGGGATTCTGCAACAGATCAATTTTTCCGGCGATTCTTTTCGATATAACCGGGAAACCGCACTCATTCAGCACTTCCACCTTAGTCTTGTAGGACTTCACCAGTTCAATCCCCAAAGCCTTATGTACCTTTTGATTTCCCTTATCTTCCACCGCTGACACCGAGATCGCCGGGACATGAATTCCGATGCTGTGCAGCCAGATAAACAGGGTGATACTGTCAAGTCCTCCAACCGATACATGAGCTTCACAACCGCGCTTTTGCATCTCATCGTAAAATTCATATGCCTTTTCCGTCTGCCGTTTGATTTTATCCTCATACGACAGTGCCTGAAGCTCACTGAAGTTCTTTTTCATGTCCTTTTTGGCTTCACGCCACGCATTCCGTATAACTTCAGGGGCATCTTCCTCGATCCCAGTCTGTTCCTCTTCCAATTCAAATAAAGATAACTGTCTCATGTTTATATGGAGTAAAGAGCTCTTTTACGCTGGCCAGCAAACCTCTTACTCCTTTCTAATCTATTCTACCTTGTTATCCATCTGCTCCTTGTACATCTTCCCCGCCATCTGCACCAGATAGTGCTGTAAGGCTTCTTCAACGCTGATTCTGTGCTTCACGCAGTATCGGTCAACGTACCGCTTAAAGTCGTTATTTTTTTGATACAGTACTTCGTATTCATCAAACTTAACCTCGACATTTTCAAGTTTGGTACAATCAACTCGTTCCATCTGCATCACACTCCTTCCGGCTTTTCGCACCGTTCATATTCGATAGCCCACACCCACGGATTCGCATCCCAGCCGTAGCGGTCAAGATCGGATTTCTTGATGGTGGAGTTCCAAAGTTTATGAAATCCATCGATCATATTAGGGTCTCCACCACTATCTGGGTCCGAAAACGTTGGATGCCATCCGTTGTTTTCGTAACATGCTTCATCCCAAGGGTCTGTGCCCTCCACGCATGCTTGTTCCTCTGTAATCTCCTGCAACCGCTCTACCCGTACATCCGTAACCTTAAGCCAGATACGTGCCGCTTCTTTCGGCATGTGGATGGATGGTTTCCACTTTGCAACATCGGCAATGTCATCTCTTTGCCAATCTTCGTAGTAAAAGTAACCGTTCGGCGCCTTTTTCCATGTTTCCCGTACATACAGGATATCGCCCGGACAGATAGGACAGGTTCTTTCTGCTATGCTTAACTGCTCCGTATGTTTCTTATCTGCAAAGTTATGTACTGCATAAGTTCTCTTGTCGGCATTGTAAAATTCCATATCCGGTACGGTATACTCATTTGCATCTTTGCATATCCGCCGGGTGCAAGTCTTTCTTCCGTCCAGAATTGCCCGAACCATTTCTGTATTGAATAAAATCGGTTTAATTGTCATCTGTTCCACCTGCCTTTACAATCTCCAACAAATCATCTACCAAATCCTTGACCTCGTACATCATCATAGTGTCGTAGGATTTTGACTGCTGCTCTGCTGTTTTATTTCCATACTTCGTACAGTCTTTCAGGAATGCTGTGCGTTCTTCCAACTGATGCACAACTCTGTCCTGGTCGTAGACGGTCGGCTGATTGGCAACCGCACAACGGATATCATCGCCGACAGAAAGATAAACATCGTCTCCGTATCCCATTAACCATTTTAATTTATCCGCAAGGTCATCATATAGCTTATTTGCATCAATCAGTCTCATCGTTCGCCCTCCTGTTCCATGCTTCAATCAGCTTTTCTTCATTGTAATCTTCTTTCAACATCATCATTCTTCCACAATTCATGCATTTTACGTAAAATTCGCATAAGATAGCACTTTTTTTCTTACATGATGGACACGGCTTAAGTTCTTCTCTCATTCTTCATCACTCCAATCAATGTGCTGTCCACAATTCTGGCAATAATAATATCTGTCGCAATCAACCTCGTAATGCTTACCGCAGCAAGGGCAAATCCATGTATCATATACAAGTTGTCCGTCCGAGAATCCGTCTCCCTCGTAATCCGGTTTCTTCGCCGTCTGCTTTTCCACAGCTTCACGGCATTCCTCCACCGTACCTATCTGGTGGTACTGCTGCACCTCTTCCAGTGCCTGGATTGCCGTGTCTACCGCTTCTGCCATACGCACTGGAATCATTCCACTATGAGGTCTAATATTTTGAAATTCTCTTATTGCTTCATTCTCCGTCATGGCTATTCCACCACCAGTTCCGGATTGTCAAATACGTTGCCAATCACATAAAAATGCTCTGTATCAAACTCATCTAAATATTCCCTATCAACCGTTCCCGGTTCGTTTGTCACCCATGCATTTTTATCCCAGACAACTCTTGTTCTTGTGGCATCTTCCGGAAACTTATCATCCAGATGTGCCTCCATGATATCGTTCTCCCAAATCAGATTACCGTTCTTGTCCTTAAGTCCGGTGCACTGGCAGATGGTTTCCGGATCAATCTCATCTCTTGCGACAATCACAAGGATATGATCATATTCTGTGATAATAAAAGGCACACCAGTAAAAGAATATATGAGATATCCTTCAATCCATTGTGCATCACTTATTCTCTTTGCCTTGAATAAATATCTTTCCTGCATCATCATTCCTCGCTTTCTTTCTGTAACCATGACAGACAACTCTGTTCTCCCTCATATTCCTCACCAAAAAGGTTGTCAAAATTGATAATAAATGCTGCCAGTTCCTCGTCCGTCATGCTCCTGATCCGGTCTGCGTTGATCATCGGTTCGTAGTGCTCGCAGTCTCTTTCTATGTCCTCATGCGGACAGTCGTTGATTTTCTCGCACCATGAGTAAGCATCAAAACCATTATCCTTTGTTTCTAAATTTTTGCAGTTATTACATTTCACCATCTTCCACCTACTTTTCTTGCAAAAATCTCTTGATGACATCAATATCTCTGTCCAGCACGCTTAAATGCTCTTTGTTCATTTTTTGATAGACAATCAAGGGATTCTGTCTTCCTGCCTTTTTCGCTCTTAATACTTCCCATATACCTTTCGGTTCTTCAATCGTCCATCCGGTTTTGATAAGCCATTTGCGAAAAGCATCCAATTTGTTGCTATGCAGTGTGTTCCTATTTGCCATTCTCTTCTCACTTTCCAGGTACGGCTCCGGCAGTGGCATCCAAGCGGTAACATCGTATCTGTCTTTCATATTGTCCGTCCACCACCCGTTATGTGTAAAATATAATGTGGTCGGTCTGTTTGCCCCTTTGATCATCACTATAAATTCCGCAGCATACTTGTTTCTTCGATATGATTTTATAAATTCATATTCATTCGGCAGCCTCTCGCTCACCGGAATCCACTTGCCATAGCTTCCATGTTTCTCTACTTGCTCATAATTTGCAAGTCTTTCAGCTATTATCTCCAACGCTTTGAATCTGCCATCTTTAGCAAGTTGCGTAATGGTCACACCTTCATCATCCGGCAAATCTTCCGGATGGAATAAAACTTCACCTTTTTCTGTGACGTATGTCAATCTTTCCATGATTCACTCCTTTCCACCGCAATCCTCGGTCTAACTGCAAATTGAGGATAACTGCAGTCATATGGAATATGATTCCAGTGGTCAAAATGCCCACGATAGAACTGTTTTGCATACTGTATAATTCATTCTCGCTATGAAATCCTCTGCTCACGATTTTGCACTCCTTTTTCCGTATGTACTTGCGATTCTGTATACATTGCAAATTTCTCTGTAATATATTTCCTGTGCATGGATATGAGCATCCACACGGTCAAGTTCCGTCTCACACCACTTTGCAAATTCTTCTGTGGACAATGGTGTCTCCAAATTTTCAAATTTTTCTCTGTTGTCAATCACAAAACACACCATGTCAACCGGAATGTGGTTCAAATCCGCAAGAATCTGAATCTGTTTATCCTTGTCCTCTGCTTTTTCATAATTCGCCAACAATTCATAACCTGTCATCTGCATCTATATCACCTCTTATCAAGTTTGATTTCTTTGTCGTAGCAATTTTTCTTTGGATTTCCCTCTACTGGGGAAACCATCTTTTTAGGGTCTGTAGTGTATGATCCGTTTAGTTTCACACCTATTTTGCTTTTCTCATCCTCATAGCATGACGGCTTGTAACGATCCGGTGGAATGTAGTTGTGAATGCGCCAGTGCTTTACAAGCATAACACCACTATCGAAAGATAAAAGGAATCTATTGTCTATCAATGCTTTCAAATCATCATCAGAAGCACCGCACATCCTTATGATTTTCCGTGGATTGTTCACAAATCCGTCATCATCAGCGTTCATACAAACATGGAAATAAAGCATTTGAGCCGTAGCAGGAATATCCAAAAAAGCATCACTCTCAATTATTTTTGCGCTGAACATTCGTTTTTCTGCCATTTAGAACTCCTTACTCAAAAATAGGCTTCTCAATATAGATTCCGGTGTTTTCCACCAGTTCTCTCCACAAGTTCATGAAATCCTTTCCGTTGCACTTGTCTCCGGCTTTGTCCATGTGGTCAGAAAACTTATCCTTGAAATTCGTCAGCTTCTTCTTACCGAATCCATCTTCCATAAGGATTACCATTCCATATAGGATGTACCTTGTGGACAACTCATTGATAAGATTGTTACATCTGACCTGTTCCTGGATGCATTTCTGCGCTACAACCGACTTGTAATGTGGATAATCAGCTTCGGTAAATTCCTTGTACTCAATCGTCCAGTCTGCAAAATCGTTAAGCCTGCTCTGTAACTCCGTATAAGGCTCATTCTCGTACTTTTCATTGTATTCGGTGAATTTACCGCAAAAGTCGGAAAGTCTCGTCTGTGAGTACTTATAGTCTTTCCACAAGGTATAGCAGAACAGTGTCAGTATTCCGGTGAATGGACTTCTATTCGCAGACTGCTTCAAAAGTTCTGTCTGCCGCATGATTTTCAAAATATCCTGCGGATTGTCATATCGTTTTGGCATTTTATGTATCACCTCTTTTCAAGTTCTGGCTCTTTCCTTTTGCAATGAGTAGCACCGTATTCTGATTTTCCTACATATTCGTAGCAATCAACACATTTCCATCTACCACTTTGATACGGTTTGTGAGTACGTCCGTTGATTGAGCGCATTGTGTTTGGGTACTCATTCCAACAGCTACAATCGTAATTTTTTTCACTCATGTAATCTTCTCAAATTGATTTAACATGCATTCCTTACACAACTGGACACCTTCAAAATTGTAAAGTTCCTCTACATCCTCACCGCACTTATCGCAGTACAGATGCTTCACATGGCGGTTGGGACAAGCAGAGGATAATTTCCAGCAGCGCATCCGCAGCATTCATCTTCGTATTTCACCATTTTCTGAAAAACTCCTTTAATTCATTACAGAATTGCTGAAATCTATACTTAAACAAGTACTTTTTAAAAGATTTAGTTTCATATTGATAGCAAAGATACATAATTTGTTTTTGAGTAGAAAGAGATTCATAAAACTCCTTGTCAGTTTCTTCAACATATTGTAAAAGTACTTCATAGTCTGTTTTATTCATTACTTTCACCGTCCTTTTCTCCATGCAAAAATTCCATAAACTTCTGATACTGTTTCTGTGAAACTGAATTGTTCTGCTTCTCAGGCTTCAAACTGATGACCAAATGTTTATCTGCAATGTTCGATAGTTCCCTTGCAAGATTGATTCTGCCTTGTGCCAGTCCATCACGGTAACCTTTTCCCGGTCGGTACTCTGCGATCTGCTTCTTTCCATCACCTTGACCACCGGCTGTTTTGTTGCGAAGTTGGTAACCCTCGTCCGCATAACGCTTAATCCAGTACTGCTCCCACTTGTCCAGTTCTTCTACCGGATAATGTAAGAATCCGATTTTCCAACCGTATATATTTTCCGTAGAATACAATCCGTGACTTTTAAGAGACAAATCAATGTGTTGGTATCCGTTAAGATGCCCTGCCAGTCTTTGGAGTAGGTGTACCGCCTGCCCCACATACGCAAATCGGAAACCATCCTCGTCTGTTCTTGTCAGAAAGTAAATTCCACTTCCATCGTCCACGTGTGGATTGACCGCCAGTATTCTTTCACGATTCTTCGATTCAATGGCTTTCGCTTTCTGAATGTTCTTCCAGTTACTCAAAACGGACACTCCTTTCCATTCCGTAAAATCCATTCCTTACCTGCTGCCGCATAGTCCACATTCGCTAATGGAGCAATCTTTTTTACCTCTGTGACACATTCTTTGGCATAAGAATTATCACGGCTTAAATGGCACAATATGACGTTCTGCAGGGCATCTGATTTGTTCGCAATGACAAATTCTTTTACCGTTTCCAGTTCCATATGACCACGGTACACATGGGATTTCTTAGCATCGTTGGAATCCTCTGTAATGTACTTCTTCTGATAGTTGCATGAAATAAGGATGTGGTTTACTTCATGGAACCGCCACTTAACAAATTCCGTGTCAGTTACATAAAGCAATTTTCCAATTTCCGGGTGAGTAATCAAAAATCCGTAACAAGGGCATTCCGTACCATCTGCATTCGTGTGTGTCCATTTGCCGTCCAGTGTTGTCAAATCAAATGCCATTATTTGTCCACCAGTAAACCCTATTTCCATAGGTTCTAAACTATCATATGGCTTAAATACTGGTATTCCAATGTGTTCAAGGTCTGATACGGATAATGAGTGGTCTTTGTGCGCATGGGTGCATATCGCACCCACAACACACTTAATATTCCAGTTAAGACCACGTTTTATGTCCATGATAGGAAGTCCTGCATCCAGTAAGAGTGTTTCACCGTTATCTGCCGTTAGAAGATAGCAGTTACCGGAAGAACCGGAGCCTAAACATTTTAGTTTCATCAGCGGATACCTCACTATCTGAAAAACAAAAACCAAATCAACGCTGTGAAACTGTCTGCAATAGCTGAGATAAATAAAATAAACACGATAAATCTCATCGGTGTCATTTTGAGTTTTCCGGTGTATGCAAGAGTGATTTTTTCTATTGTGCTAATAGATGAACTTACAAAAAACCGAACAATAAAAAACGCAACCCAAAGTACAATACCTACTTTTACAAAAATCATAATCCCTTTTCCTCCTACTTAAAGCAATCCGGTGTCTCTGCGCTGGCAATGTCCGTCTCTGCCGTCTGCGGTACTTCCTCAAATGTTGCGTCAGGAAACTCGATAGTGTTTGCATTTGCCTGTACCTCTTCTGCCACAACTTTTTCCACATCAAGTTTCACATCGGAAACATCAGGAAATTCTTCCTGCGCATACAAACCTTGGAATTTATCCGGAAAAGCTTCTCTTAATGCCTGTACAACAGCAACTTTTCTTATCATTGTTGCAGGCTTTTTAGACCATTGACCGTTGATTGTTCCATCTTTTTTTCTTCCAACATATTCATCGAAAGATACTGACTGGTACTCCGGTGTCTCTCTTCCTTTGATAAACACTTTAGCCCAACCTCCTACAATAGATTCGTCCTTAAGGACAAAAGATCCTTCTCTTTCTTCAACGGAACCATCTTTCTTTTGAACAATAATTCCTGCTTTTTTTCCTGCATAATTCGGATTTGCATCGGCTCTTTTTGTAAAAACATCTTTTCCGGTAACAATAGTAGCAGGATCATTGTTTCCAAACTTAATGAGGTATGCTTCTTTCAAAAAAGGATTAAGATGCTGATATCTGCAAAGAGACATAAACATCATTACTTCCTGATCCGATACGTTTCCACCACCGCTTACAAGGTACTTTCTTACCGTTGTTGGGGAAATTTTTACAATTTCCCCATTTGATTCGTATTCCACAATTCCTGTGTTTTCCTGCTTCTTTTCGTCTGCCATATTTCTACCTACCTTTCTACCTTTTTGATGCCGTTAATGTTAATGATGAATACCTGTGTTGTCTTGGGATTCTGAATAAGTGCAAGAGTACGTTTAGACATATAATCGTGTTTTTTAATTCTTAAAACTTTGTATTCATCATCTTTGCTTACATCTGACCCTCTTACAAAATTCTGTTCGTATCCTAAAAGACCACTCCATGTACCGTATAAGTTGTACTGCTTACCGGTATCTGTGACTTTTACGGTATCTCCCACGCAGATTTCGTCTTTCTTCTCAGGTTCTTTCTCCGGTTTGTAGTTTTCAAGGACAACGTACTCTCTGTGCCATGCGCAAAACCTTTTAACAGGGTTTTCAACCTCACATGTTGCGTTCTTAACACCAATTACTCTGAAAATCTCTCCGTTTTCATATGGTATAAGAAAAGGTTTTGCATCCACAATTTTGATGTACTCACCGACTTTAGCTTTTCTCTTCACTTCACGAACACCGTTATCAGGCTTCACATCCTCGCCCATCAGCCGATTAAAAGCCAACTTAGCACCAGTACGGAAATCAAATTCATCAGCATGATTGCAGTTAGCTTCTGCTTTCTCGCCAGTGGACTTGTCCAGCGCAATCACTTTGTTGTCCTTGCGGTAGATGACGATGGTTTCATTCTGAGTTTTAACTAAATCAAGCGCATCTTCTGCGTGATTCCATCCGTGCCCTTCTTTGGCGAATCCATTGCAATCATGACCGCCTACAAATTCGTCAAACTCAACCGAGCAGTAATTATCCGTCAATAGTTTTTTGACTGTTCCGCATTTCCCCACAGTTCTTCTGTTGAGTGTAACAATATCCTTTTTTACTTTTACTCTGTCTCCAACCTTAAATTTACGTTTTACCATCTTATTCTTCCTCACTTTCCGGCTCATTCATAAATCCACTTGCAACTCCCTGATGCACTGTCACATCAGCTTTGTAAATCTCCTTGATGCTTCTAGGCATCACATGGAATGTCACATCTGTATCAGCAATCTTGCCTTTGAATTTCAAGGCTCCACGGTCTGAAAGTCCCAGGTACACACCCACGCAACACTTGTCATCAAAATTGAATATCACGGTGTCACCGGCATTGATTGTTTCTCCTCTTGTTGTCAAAACGGAAATGACTGTCTCTTTCTTAATCTTCATTTTCCACCTCCATAAGTTCACCATTTTCCAATCTGTACCATGTATCCGGCTTCACTTTTTCACCGTCTACCCGAAACATCTTTGCACCAAGAAACTCCCATGCTTTCTGCTCTGATCTGTCGTATCTATCATCATCTTCTTTGCCGATGTATTTCCACTCTGCAAGTACAATATGAGAACCAAGAACACCCATTGCTTTTCCTTTGTATCCCCATGCAACCGCAACACTCTCGGAATCATTGGCAGAGGATGCACCTTTGTAACCTGTCGCAGAGGATGCACCGCAGTTACCTGTCGCAGAGGATGCACCGTAGTCACCTGTCGCAGAGGATGCACCTTTGTAACCTGTCGCAGAGGATGCACCGCAGTTACCTGTCGCAGAGGATGCACCGTAGTCACCTGTCGCAGAGGATGCACCTTTGTAACCTGTCGCAGAGGATGCACCGCAGTTACCTGTCGCAGAGGATGCACCGTAGTCACCTGTCGCAGAGGATGCACCGTAGTCTTCATCACTTCCAGCTTCTTTTTTAACTCTACTCATAGTAAAATCAATGGCTGCTTTTACCAGCCCGGAAATATCCAATCTCGCACCAATCTTTATTTTTGTAGATGCAACCTTGGAATCATCTTCACCTCTGTCAAATTCACCGCTCTGCTCCACTTCATGGTAAACAGATTCGTTCGGAGAATAATAATTAAAGCAATCCAGTGGATATTCGCAAGCGTGAAATCCACTATGACAAGAATCTGCTGTCTCCTCTTCGTACTCCTTACCTTCTTCGTACTGGAATCCACGGCAAGTCATGTTTTTGTTGAATCCTTTGTAACCCTTAATTACTTTTTCCATCCGTCATTTCCTCCACTTTCAAGCTCGCATCATCACTTCTGCGGAACATAATCAACTGACTGTCAACATCAGGAATCTTCCAAGGATCAAGGCTCTCGGTATCGTCAACCATGATAGGCAATTCCACACCACACCGCTTCTGAAACGCATTGCAAATGTCAATCTCCGTCAGAATCCTTGCTCCGTGGTTCATGTTCCGGCTGTAAGGCTCTCCACGGTATGTAAAGTCACAACATTCTTCCGTGTCACCATTCACAAGAGGTCTGAACATCCGCACAGTGCAGAAAGAAAGATACTTGTTCACATCAGCTTCCAACAGTTCGTTCTTCTTCCGGCTGAATTTCTTTAAAAGGTCAAGCTGTGCCTGCACATCCGTAATCTTCTGTGCAATGTTCTTTCGCTCCTGTTCCAGTTCTGTGATACGCTTATCCACACTCTCGTTAATGCTTACACTCGCCAAAGACTTATCAACCACAGAAATATCATTGCGGATCTGCTCTTCATCACCTTTTAACTGGATTCTGAGAAGATTCATGTCAGTGAATTTGTTCATGGAAGCTTCTTTCTCAGCAATCTGTGACTGGATAGCTTTGTATTCTTCTGTGTTGGAAATATCCACGCTTGCCGGAATGGAATTTAATGCATTATCGGCAATGGCAATCTCTTTTTCCAACCGCTCCACTTCATCCTCGGTCTTTTTCAGTTCCTCACGCTTATGCTCCAGTTCTGCCTGATCCGCTTTGATATGTTCAGCGCAGGAAGAACCCTCTTTAGTAATAAGTTCCAATTCATGTGCCTTATGCGTATCAAACTCCGTTCTTAACTGCTCTTTCTTCTCTTCCGGATATTCCTGTCCACAGTAGGGGCAAATCAGAGAATTTTCATCAAATTTAAGGCTTTTATTCAAATCCCAACTCTTCTTCAATTCCTGTCTCTTCTGTTCATACTGTGCAATGCGCTTTTCCAGTGCAGAGATCTCTTCACGAATGGTATCTGCCTTAAGCAACTCTTTCTGATGCTCATTCTGAACTTGGTTCAATGCCGTGCGCTTCTCTCTTCTGTCCTTATCAAGTTTTTCATTTGCTTTCTGCTGTAATACACTCAACTGACCTTTTAACTCAATGATTCCATCAGAAAGCTTATCGTAGGAATTCATGCTGTTCTGCGTATCTGTCTGCTGCTTAATATTCTCTGACAGCTTATCCAGTAAAGCTTTCTTTTTCAGTTCCAAATCAGCAAGGTCAATATCCACTCTCTGGCGGCTCACCTCGTCAATACGGCTCGGAATTTCATCTAACAGGTCCTGCAAGCCCTTGGTTCCATTTCTTCCCCTTGTGCCGTACAACTGCGTATTACAACGCTTTTTCAGTTCATCAACCGTGCCATCCTGCAGAACAGTCCTTAATGCTTCAAACTCCGGAAATTGATTGCAAATGTCATCATTACTGTGCTGACCAAACATATCAGCAAGAATTGCTCTCTGATCCGTGCCACCTTTTAGCAAAAGTGTCATGGCATTGATACAAAGTGAAAACTTATCTTTTCCGCATACACTCTCTTCCAAAAATGCTTCAAAATCTGCTGCCTTTTTTGGAATATCATTCACATAGTAATCCGTGACATTTCCGGTAAACTCGCCTTTCTTATTGAAGTTCTGACGGCATACTTTTTTCAGAGCCTTGTCTGTACCGTCAATTTCCACGGTAACTTCTGCGGTAATATCTCCGTCGATGTCATTGCCGTCCTTATCGTGCGGTCTGATTCCGGTGATCTCTCTGCCGTTCTCGTCACGGCATCCAAAAATATACTGAATTGCTCTTTTGATCGTGGACTTACCTGTTTCATTTACACCGGAAACCTCTGTCCGGTCGTATAAATCAGTGTCCACTACGTTAGAACCATAGAATTTGCAGAAATTCTGCAAAAAGGTGTGTTTAATCCTCATTTTTCCTATCCTCCCAAAGATATAAATACAGTGAATTAACAAACATATAGATTGAGACCGGCTTGTCTGTCTCATTGATCTCCTTGTATAGCTCTGTGCTTGGGTTCATCTTATCAACAACCCACTTGATCGCCCGGTACACGCTTTCCTTGGTTGTGCTGTGTTCCTCTCCGATAATCCGGTAGATTTCAGAAAGTCTTCTGTTCCGGTTCTCAAACATCAGCGTTTCAACCTCGATGATGTACTGGAATCCCGGCAAGTACTGTTTCAGCCCCAGTTCTACCAAGATTTTTCTTATCTTCCTTTCCATTTCCTCACTCCTCCGGCTTTCAGTCTTCTGTTACGTGGATCATGTTGTCCTCTTCGCTGATATACAAGATTCCTGCATCTAACAGTCTTGCAATCAGAATCTCATTCGCACGGACGATGGGGATAATCTGTCGCTTCTGCATAAAAATACTCCTTTCTTAACCATTTTTTCTTCCCGGTATTGCGGTTTACAATTCTGTAATAGAATGCTGTTTCACGGTCAACTTCCCATTCTTTCGGACTGTAAAATATCTTTCCGATGCACCCTTTGACGGTAAACCGCTTTTTGGCACTCATACGGTGTCCTCCGCAAGTTTTCCTTGATTCCACCATGAGAAATCACAAACGCTGTCCCTTGAAAAAGAAGTAGCACCATTAGTCCATGTAAATATTTCCCCACCTTCAAATTTTGCAAAATATCTAGGTTTCCAAGGGTCACTATCGGAATCTCTTACGTACACTTTCGTGTCCACAGGCACTTTCGACCAGTCAACAGGTGGTTCAACATATTCCTGCTCTGCCCATTCTTTGAACCTTTCCCTGCATCTGCTTTTATCACTCCATGCGCAATCGGAACAAAGTATTACATTGCAATCACATAACTTTCCTTCTTTGTCCACAGCTATCTCTATACTATCAAGTGCCATGTCAATAATCTGTTCCGCATACTTCTCTCTGTTCGTCATTTTCCATTCATCCTTTCCAGTTCTGCGCTCCTGGTTAATATCCAGTCTGCGTAATCACTTAATTCTGTCTTTGTAGCTGCGTTCTTCTCTCCGTGGTAAACCATGAGTACAATTCCTACATCGCAGTACTTTTCAAACAATTCCGACAAGTAGTCGGCTCCCACATGAACATTACCGTCCACGGAGTAAATGTCCGTCACTCCCAAACGCTCCATGCGGTCTTTATGCCATCTGTCAGAAATCTGCATCAAACCTTTGCAACCGCCACTTTCCACATCCAGTCTGCCAGAAGATTCTTTCTCGATCATTGCCATAAGCATTTCCGGGCAGATGCCGTATTCCTCACCGTACTTTACACACGATTCCTGCGCTTCCTCGGAGATAAAACTGCCGGATGGCTGTGCCGTGGAAGTAAATGTGATGGAGAGTGCTATTATAATAGGAAGAAACAGCTTTATTGTTTTTCTCATGCGCTTTCCTCCTCAATAGGTTCAATGCCAATCTCTTTCAGCTTGTTGTATAAGAACATCCTGCCTTTCTGTGTCCATACGGTAAGTGGCTTTGTTCCGGTGCTTCCGTCATGCTTAACATAATCATTTGTCTTTGTTCTCACATAACCCTTGCCCTGAAAGTCTGCGTACAATATCCACTGGTCACCGACTTTTCTCTGAATACCGGCTGTTCTTAAAACTGAATTGAACCTCACCGCACTCATTCCGTAGTCCTGCGCAATCTGTGTAACCGTCATACAGTCGTTAGATGAAAGAATCTTGTCCACATAGTCAACTTTTGGTGTCATATCGGTGATCACGGCATCCATCTGTTGCACTGTGGTCTGCAACTGCTTAACCTCTTCCTCTTTCTGCGCAAGCATCCTTTGTGCTTCGACAACTGCCAGCGCAATCAATTCCTGTCCAGTAGGGATATGTGCCTTAATGGAATCTTCCATTTCGTGGAAACGGTCAATGTACTTTGCCGTAAATTCTGTTCCCCTAACTCCGGTCATCTTATGTGCTATGAACTCGCAGCCTTTCTTTGTGACCAAGTAGCAGGGTCTTTCCTGATTGTTTGCATCTTTGTACTTGCTTTCCGTAAAAAAATCGCCCGAGCCAATTTTGGCTTCGGCTAGCTGTTCAATATAATTTCTTATATCTCTCAGCAACTTGCTGTGCTCTTTCCCTACCATTTCCGCTACTTCCACGGAAGATATTGTTTTCTGCTCTAATTCGTTCATTGTTCTCCTTTCTAATTTATAAAATCAGTTACACTCATTCCTAATACAGATGCTATTGCAGAGATTTTTTTCAACTTAGGTTGATAACCTAATTCTCCATCTGTCTCATAATGTTTTTTCCATTCACTAAGAGTAGATGTAAGTACGCCGCTCATTTGTGCAACTTTGTAATCAGTCAATCCTAATTCATCTCTGCGTTTTGCATATTTTTCGTACATTTTTCTTCCTCCTGCTTCTTAACAGATTCCTCTGCCATCTTCTCTGTCTTGCCGAGAATATATCCCTTGTCGAAATCGGACATATTCGGAATGGCTCTCTTTAACTTTTCAACAATCTTTTTCTCTTTTTCACTCATTCAATTCACTTCCTTTTCGTGGTATAATAATAAAAATTTCTTGGAGGTACATATTCATGGAAACATTAAATACAAATCACTTAGAACTCGCTCTATCAGCTATAACCTTATGTGTTGCGATAGTTTGTCCTGTTTTAGTAACTATCATCAATAGCATACACAGTACTCAAATAAGAAAATTGGAACTAAAATATGATAAACAGCTTTCCTATTATCAAAAGCAGCAATCCGTATTTAATCATTTTTTGGAATTTGCTTCCAAACAATTAGAAACAAATTATCCAAGTGAAAAAATAGAGTACATACGCTCTTACCATGAATTATTTTTATATGTTCCATCCGAATATTGGGATCAATTATCTTCTCTTCATGATTCGTTACTCAACAGGAAAAACGATTCCTCGGAAAAATTGCTTACTGTTACCCAAACATTGGGAAAAATCCTACAAGAATCTGACCGATTATTCCCAAAATTATAGTGTAGACAAGTCCGACAATTCTCCATCCGTGCTCGGATCTACCATGCCAATAACTCATAACGCAAGTCAGTAGAACAAACACTGTAATTGGTATTGCGTCAAGCCAACTATAATGAAGCATTTCCAATATTTTCACCTCTCTTCTGTTGACCTTGCGTTTTCCTAATAATACTTTGCGAGGAAATACCCTTTATCAAATTCAGATAATGAAGAAATAGCCTCTTTCACCCTTTCAGTTATTCTTCTTTCTGTTTCTTCCTCTCCATCTCCACCAACTGCATAAACCTTTAATCTGTCGGTTACCTGCTTTTCGTTTCCACAATTTATTTCAGATGTCATTTCCATTAGCTTTCTGACAGCATCCGTAAAAGGTAAATGGAAATATTCCTTTCCGATATTTAACGCAGAATATTTTCTAAAATGTGTGTGCATTTTTCTTTCTACTTCAAAAGGATTATCTATTGGCTTTGATGAATAATACTGCATTACTTTGTATGGTATTTGTTTTTCCCTTCTGTCCGGATCATTAGAAACTCCTATTTTAATAAAGCTTCCACAATCCATTACATATACCCTTCTCTCTCTCATATTTCCTCTTCTTGGTAACTTATGAAGTTACTTTGCTTGCAAAAAAAATATCCATAGGGTTGCTGATATTCAGACCGTCAATCATAATTTGGATTTCATCACTTCCAAAAACTCCACGTTGCATACGCTCATAAAAAGTCTTTGGTGTAATTCCAATCATTTCTGCGACATCTTTCTGTGTTTTGCCATTTTCAGCAATGACCCCACGGAGCTTTCTAGTATCTACCATTATGCTCTCCTTTCTAACTTCGTAACTTGTGAAGTTACTCTCATTATATCACCAGTTTGTAACTTGTCAAGTTATTTATTTATTGACAAGTAACTTTTTCGTGCTATAATAAAGTTACCGATAGGAAAGGAGGAAAAAGCCATGACGATAGGGGACAGAACAAAAAAGCTGCGTACGCTTATAGATATGTCTCAAACAGAACTAGCTGAAAAAATCGGTGTCAAAAAGCAAACTCTTTATAAATATGAGAACAATTTGGTTACTAATATACCATCAGATGTTATAGAGAAAATATGCAAGGCTCTTAATACTTCGCCAGCTTATTTGATGGGTTGGTCAGACAACCTTACGGTTGAAGAAGAGGAATTGATACCGGAACTGCTGTCAAACACGGAATTGCTTGAAAGCATAAAGAAGTTAATGTCACTTAACAGAGAGCACAAACAAACCATATTTGACAACATATCCTATTGGTACGAGAAAGAGGGGCACTAGATGCCCCATTTCTTTTGGAAAGAAACAAGCATCCCATGTAGAAATTTCAGAAAATTCTTATCTTCTATACCATTAACGATTTCAATAATCTTATTTCTGTAATCTTCTTTCCCCATAGTACACCCCCTAATCTTTCCGCACTTGGTAGCGATACCTAAATTATAGAACATATGTTCTTAACAATCAATATATTTGACGCACGCTTTTTATTGTTGTAAAATATCAACAAAAAGAGGACGGTGAAAACGCCAATAAACACCGCCCTCGCCAGAACTTGAAGTCCCTTGAAACAAGGGATGTTACAAGTGTATCATGTGAAAGGGGGATAAAAAACATGATGAAAAAAGACCGAATCAAAGAAATATCGACACATCTATCAGTCAACCGTACTAATTATATGTTAAGTTTTCGTGGGAATCTCCATGAATTTCTCAATGAACCGGACATGACGGTTTACAAGCTTGCTGATGAAGCTAATTTGCCTTATTCTACGCTTAATTCACTACTATACGGTAATTTAACGACACGAAGCTATCGACCGCTGTTGCGCTTGCTAGAGCCTTTGGAATCAGCGTAGATGAACTGGTAGGTTGCGGCACTATGGAAGATAAGATGTTGGAATCTGTCAAGATATGCCGCAGTCTGCCGGAACACTCTCTGTACCTTATCCGTTACTTCATACGTCACCAAGATAAAATCTATTCCAGTCTTGAAAAATCGCACAAGTATATTTCTGTCCTTAAACCGCAACTTGTGAATGGAATTATAGCCACCACAAACGCTGTAGAACCTATTTGCATAGACAACTTACCGGAAGATATAAAATCCAAGACTTATATCGGTTTGAAAATTCCCTGTGACTACTATATGCCGTTTTATCTTCCAAGGGAAATTATTCTACTTGCAGCGGATCGTGAACCGCAAGACGGTGAACGATGTATTGTGACCAGTAATGGTGGGATATATATTGTCGTGAAAACACATATAATTGAAGATGGTGTAAGAAAATGGAGATATGTTCCGCTTATGTCTCCGAACAGCATACTCCCGGAAAATCTTATTGATGACATGATAGGATATGTGGTTGGTTTTGTCAACAATGACGGTGACTGGGGAATCAGATAAATAGATTAAGAGCATGGCTTTTACACCATGCTCTTTTTTGTTGTTATTTCGCAAATATTTTTTTATGACTGCTTCTGTAAATAGCAATTTTACACTGGAAGATATATGCATAAGAATACTGGCACAAAAGTAGGTGTTCCATCCTTGGAATATACCTCGATATTACCATTTTTTTCGTGTAAAAAAGGATTACGTATAAGATAATTACAATATTCATTATTGTTTGTCCAAGATATTTGCCAAAACGAGAAAAAGAATCTATAACCTTCTTTCTCCGGTACTGTATATTGAGCATAATATTCTTCTGGAAATTGAGGATTTTGTCTCCAAATAGAATTTCCGGCAGTCCCACACAAATGAGAATATAATAAATAAAAGTTACCTAACTTGCTATTTACATCACTTAATCCCCCAGTGATAGTACCGTCACCAATAGTCGAAATATCGGTAGTTCCGATAAGGCTTATAAGTGATTTAATGTTTTTTACAGCCAGTTTAATTTTTCCCAAAATAGATGATAACTTTTCTCCTGTCGTTAATTCCTCTAAAGTTGTTGCTTCTTCAAACGCCGCAGTCAAATTACTACCATCACCAGTTTTGGTCAAATAGTTTGTCAAATCTGTTTTTGGAATTTCATCTATTTTTTTATCAACATCGGTTTTGTCATAGTAATTTGTCAAATTAGAAACTGATTTTGTAATGTATCCTACATCATTTTCTAATTCGCTGACTTTTGTAGGTATACCGCCTGTTTGCTGTTTTGCCTGCTCCATATAATACTTTGCGTTATCTGTATCTTCTCCTTCTCTTGTTCCGGTTCCACCTACGGCATAAGATTCAGCCAATACAGATTTTGCATTTGCGGATTGCGCATAAGCAGATGCATTTGCGGATTCTACTCTAATATCTGCTAAATAATTAGGCTGAAGCATATCATCTGTTACTGATCCTGTTTTTATCGAAAAAGAATAAGTCTTATTCTTTCCAGTACCAGTCACGGAGACAGTTATGGTTGCAGAATCTTCAAATGTCAACACCGGAATCATAGAACCAATATCAGCTGTAAACTGTGTTCCATCTTCTGTAGTCATGGTAATGATTCCGTCATCAGACATGGAAAATTCGACAGGTATTTTTTCAATATTAAGGTCAAAAATTACTTTTTCACCATTGTACTTTGTAATAGTAATAACACCGGTTGTTTCATCCATAGTCCAATCAGCAATATTTCCGTTTATTGCAGACTTGTCTACTTTTAAGGCATCCTGTGATATGATACGGTTGTCCAACGCATCAATAGCAGAATCCATCTGATTAAGATTGTATGCATCTAAATCCGTGTTTTCACTTGGATAATCTTCCCAGTTAATTCTGGTATAAACCTTATTCAACGCCATCTGCAGATACCTCGCTTTCCTCTTTCATAATCTGCATATCTGATAACTGTTTAGTCTCCGAATACACTTCATACAGTACAAGCCTTTTCACCTCGATAGGCAACGGTGTTTGATTTAATACTGTCACAAGGTTGCTTTTTAATTTCTTAATCTCAAAGTTTGCTGCCATATCAATTCTCCCTTACATAGATTTCTTTTCCTTGCTCTTCTGCATATGCATACAGATTTTTGCACAGTTCAGATACCTCATATCCGCTCTGTGCAACCACTGTATCCGACATGTCAATAAGTTGCTTCATAAACTCTTCAAAACCATCGCCATCTTCCGTGCTAAACAATGTGGCATTTATTTCCGTAAACGTGGAAATTCCAATGGTAAAAGCTATATATTGCTGAATTTCTTGCCTTTCTTCCATTACTTCTTTCATTGTTTTTCCAATAATCGTTTGAAGAATAAATATTTTTTTTACCATAATAAATCTCCTACGTCATAAGTGTGACAATTCCAGATGTTGCAGTGAGCAAACCTCCAAGTGATGAAACTCCTGTAATAAAATTAACATTATGTCCAGGATAATCAGCAACATTGGCTGTTTGTGTTACCAAAGATACATCTGATACGGTTCCATTTATATAATTTTTTGTGACACTTAATGTGGCACTTGTCAGTACTGTCTTACTGCCTAATATTTGAGAAGTTGTTGATATGTTTTTTACATATTGTGAATCATATGTTGCTCCATTTCCTACCACTAAAATTCCGCTTACACTTACCATTGAAGCATCAATAGTAAGATATTGTCCCAATCCTTTTATAGATCCTGTGCTTTGCAATAGTTCGTTATAAAATTTAATTTCACCTGATGATACTTCTGTGTAACTTCCGTCTTCCCCTATAGACTTAAAACTACCAGTCATTACTGCGTTTTTAGCTGTTATAGTTCCATCTGCTGATATGCTACAGTTATCTGCTTCCAATACAAAACGGTTTCCAGAAATACTTACCTGTCCACTTTCAACACTTAACTGAGAACTGACATCACCTTTTGATACTTTTAATTTGATTTGGTCTGCCTGCAAAGATATTGCCGCTGCCAATTCTACTTCTGTATCTGTTGCCCTTTTCGCTTCTGCTTCAATTTTTCCTGCATTTTGCGTAATTTTCGTATCCAATCCGCTCTCTACATCCTTGATCTCAGACCGGGTCTCTTCTACATTCCGTTCTAGTTCATTAGTCTTTCCACGGAGTTGAATTATACTTTTGTTAATTCCATTTACCTGTTCACTGTACTTTGGAGATTTTCCGCTTGCTGATATGGTGTCTGTCGGTTGTTGGATTCCTTTGTATGTTCTGCTCAACACATAGCTTTCTATGATTTCTTTAGCCGTATATACATTGACTGCTTCTCCAAGGCTCAAACAAGGATTTCCTATTTTTTCACAGTTATAAGGTCTATATTTTACAACTTTAATAACCTCATACAGATTTCTTGCAACCGTTTCTAGGGCATCTGCGGTCATTCCATAAACAAGGAAATTATCTTGCAAAATATAACTGTTGTCGTTCTCGGTAATCTCTGTATCCGGGTAAACTGCACCAATATCATTTTCTGATTGTCTTATCTGCACTTTTGTAACTTTTTGGCAGACAAAATCTTCATATTTAACTGATTTGTATTTTCCACCAGTAACCTTTTCTTTTTCAGAACCTTTTCTAGGGTATAATCCTTTCTGTGGATATAATCCTTTTTGTGGATATAATCCGGATATTATTGCTTTAAGGAAAACATATTCAAATTTTCCATCATGGTTAATGTGACCAAAGCATCCATTTATTGAGCAGATTGCTTCCATGACCGTCTGTCCAGAAAGTTCACTTGGCTTTATGGTTTCTGCCACTTCCATGCTGTCATTAGGTAATGTGGTTGCTACTTGCTCAACACCAAAATATGAAAAAAAACTGTCTCTGAACTGCTTTAAAGTCAGAGGAAACTTCAATCCGTTATACCAGGAAGATACTTCTGATTCTCCAATATCGTATATAACGTCATATGCCGTCACATTCCTGTAACGCTTATCATCTGTTGGTTTATCGGAAATGACACGGTATTTGCCGAAAATAAACGGTGCGTCAACATGTCCATTAATCACAGCAGAAACATTTATCTGTTTCCCAATCATGCTTGTGAACACGTTGGAAATTTTGAATTTTAACTGTGATGCATTGCACTGTCCAAATGTAAGGTAATCATCATCACATAGTATTTCTTTTAATTCAAACTGTTCAAAATGGATTTCGCTGTTGGTGATTTTTACAGACTTGTCCTCTGTTTCAATCGTGATTTCCTTTTTGGATGCGCTTTTATCAAACAAATCCGCATAGGTATAGTTACTCATTCGCTACACCTCCGACAAATGAAAATTCTATCTGATTGTATTTAATCTCTCCGTCATAAGTTCCGTAGATTGTAGGCTTTATATCAGCCATATATCCATATTGTGTGACATATTGACCTAAAAATGGAATGTATGCCGTGATATTACATCCCTGTTCCGTTGCATCAATAAAGTTTCTTCGTATCCCGGACAGTAAATCTTGCAAATCGTCATCCGTCAGCATCGCAGGCGTTGAAAAATCAACACTTAATGCTTTTAGCTCCACAGCATTTCTATGTACGTATCCATTTGCATCAGTCCACGGGTCTACATCTTGCATATTTACAGCTGGCTGATAACTTTCAGCTGCTATAAATCTTGACTGGTCAATAACGTAATCTCCAATTTTTAAAAGCCATCCTTGATATGCTGACATACGCTCACCGCCTCATTGCATAAAAATAGACAGCACCCATCCAGAGTGCTGTCTGTGTTAAAATACATATACATTCTTGTGTTTTTGGTTAAATTGCTCTTGACCGTATTGTCTTGCGGCAATTCCAATTTGATCTGTTGTTATTCCAAACTCTTTCTCAAGGATTCCTTGCAGTAGCTGATTATTCTGTTTCAGAAGTGCAATTTCCTGTTGTGCCGTGGAATTAATAGCATCTTTGATTCCAGTGATTTCAACTCCACCGGCAACCGCTGTTTTTCCACCTACTGTTCCGGCAATCTCCGGTATACCGTTCTCTCCTGCCATGAACATCGTATATCGGCTTGGAACGTAACCACCTTTTTCAAATGTAGGTATTCTTCCAACACTAATGTGTTGTATATTATTCGGAACTGCGTCACCAATTTTAGGTATTAACCTTGCTGCAGACATCAAACCATTAATAAGGTCTATGGCATTGTTTATCATGGTTTCTATTCCACTTATTACAAGGTTCAAAGGAGCTATTGCAACATTAGCTGCTGTTTTAAATGCTGTTCTAAACGCCGTTGGAATGTTTTCAAGCAATTTATTCCATTTTGTTAGTCCAAACTGCTCTGAAATTTTTTTCCACCAACTTGAAAATCCTGTTTGGTTCCACCATGTTGTAAAAGAAGTCCATTTTTCAGAAAGTGATGACTCTATAGTTTGACCCATTCCTTGCCACTTTTCCTTTGTGAACCAAGGAGATACATTTTCATTAAACCAGTTTCCAACAAGTGGTGCTATATTGATAAGTGCAGATGACAGACCAAAAGTATCTGACATATCTACTTTTGTATTTTTTATTTTATCAATTAGCCAATCAATTTTATCTCCAAAATCATCAAGAGTGCTATGTTTTGGAAGCAACATTGTTCCTGTCAAGAATCTATACAAATCATTATCTGTTATATCTTTGTATAAATCATCCCACGCAGTTTTTAATGTGGCAAAATCAGTATTTTTTAATGTATCAAAAAAACCATTTTCACCAAACCACGTAAAATTGTCGTAGTACTCTGCATCTTCTGGGAACAATGCTTTTCCTAAAGATTTTCCTACATTAAATCCAATCTCCCAAGTAACAGCAGCTATTGCAATTGTCGGAACTATTCCTATACTTGATCCTAGTACTTTGGCTGATAACTTGTCCGATATTTTCCCCCATATGATATCTCCAACACCAGTGAATTTCAAAAGCCCTATTGCTGTCAGAATCGTGGTTTCGATCGGTGCAGCATCAAAACTTCCTTTCCACAGATCGATTGCCGCATTTATGGCAGTTTCTATGAAATTTCCGGCAGAAGTAAAGATTGCCGTCCAATCAATTCCGTCCAAGAAACTACCTATGTGTCTTCCGATTTTTTCCCAGTCAACAGAATCTATTGCTCTTGTGAACCAGTCAAAAATACCAGTTACCAGTTTGGACGTATCCATTCCGGCAACCTTAAACCAGGCATCAGAATCAAACTTAAATGCATATGCCAGATCTTCTATGATGTCTTTCACTGGCTTAAACACCTTGCTTACTTTATCAGCCCAGCCCATAGCTGTATTCTGCATCTTGTCGAATGCTTCCTGCCATACTTTTTCGTACTCTGCAGTAGCATCCATGATTTCTTTGGTAAGGTCAATTCCTGCTCCACCAGCACCACTTCCGGAACCACTGGATTTTGGTGTGGAAATAACTTTCAATTTATCAAATGCTCTGATTCCGCTTTGAGCATTTTTTGCGCTTGTGCCAACTTTATCCAGCGCATCTGCCGTATCTTCCAAATCTTCATTGTACCCGGATACACCTTGACCGAATGACGAAAAGTCAATCTTGATTCCCAGTAAATTTGCAACACTAACAAGCAGTCTCTTAATCGCAATTACGACACCGTTAATAACAGGAAGTACTTTCTGCAATACCGGAATAAACAACTGACCCAGTACCATACCAGCTTCTTTTACGTTGTTAGTAAACTGGCGAATCATATTACTTGGAGAATTGATTGTATTCGCTAAATCTCCCCATGATACTTTGGACTGGTCTAAGATTGCAAGTAAACGCAACTGCTGTTTCTCTGCCTGTGACATTTCAGATACAGCTTTTTCAATGCCGTATTTGTAAGCATAAGTCTGTAAGGTGGCATTCGTGATATCAATACCATACTTATACAGTGCTCTTGACTGACCGATCAAACCGGACTGTAAGTTTGTTGCAACTGTACTAAAATCCACGTTAAACAGGGAGGAAATATCACCGGCAAGCATTGTCATGGACTTTGAAATTGCCGTAGTAACTTCTCCGGTCTGCCCTAAAGAGTTGGTAATAGATGCAAGTTGTGAAGCGTACTGCGTAATCTCCTGTAAATTCAGTCCCAGGTTCTTCATTCCGCTTTCAGAAATCAGCCCACCGTCTACATCTACTTTCAGACCGGACATTTTGCCAAGCAGTTCATTTACACGGTTTCCGAAACTCTGCGCATAATCTTCTGCATTGTCGTAACCGAATTGTTCAAAATCCTTGCCCCATTCCTTGCCGACTTTATTGAATGCTACCGTGTAGTAGTTGAATGCTTCGATATAGTCCGTAGTTCCCTCTATGGACTTCCACAGACTTTTAATTCCACGGATCACAAGGAAATATGTTGCGTAGAATCTGCCGAAAGCCGCAGCAAGGCTAAATGTGCTTTTCGTGGCTCTTCTTGCGCTTACCGTATAGGTGTTCAGATTACGTCCTAAAGAGTTTGCTGCTCTCCCGGATGCCGCACCAGTAGATGCCAGTCCTGCCAGTGCATTTGTCATGCGGATAATGTTCTCACTGACATTTGGAGCGGTTGAAAGAGTTGTAAATAACTGCTTCAAATTCTTTGCCAGTAAAGGAATGTTTGTGACTGCTCTGCCTGATGCCACACCACCAAGTCTTGAAATCGAAGATGCTATGCTCGCAATATCCCCTACTCCATCTACTTTAGTTCCTGCCATGTCAGCAGAAAAGGTCTTCAATGCAGATGAAATTCTGCTTAATCCGCTTGTATCTATTTTTCCCATTCTGTTAATGGAATTTGTCAATGTGGAAATATTCTTAATACCGCTTGTATTCATGGAACTGGCGGCATTTGCGATACTCTGTATGCTATTAGAAATGCTTGTCAGTTTGGATGTATCAATAGACAAGCTTCTCTGAAAATTCGTAAGGCTATTTGCCAACTTATCCAGTGCGTTACTTGCGTTATTCGCATCCGCTTTTATTTTAATCTGTAAAGAATCAATATCTGCCATACCGCACCGCCTTTACCGCAATAAAAAAGGAAGTGTCTGCCACTTCCAAGAAAAGAGCGGCAAGCTGTGACACCTACCGCTCCTAAAATTACTTTTTGAGATATGCCCTTGTAACCGCACCGATTTTTCCGTCCACTTTGATACCGACACTCTTTTGGAATGCTTTTACTGCATCAGAAGTGGTTTTTCCGAAATATCCGTCAATGTTCGTCTTACCTTTCGCATTTACAGACGGCATAAAGCCTTTCCTTACAAGTTCGTACTGCGCCCACTTGACATCATTTCCCTTCATCATTGCCATACGCTTGTAATAAAGAAGTCTTTCCGGCTCTGTATAAGGGTTTCTATGGCTTGTAGAATCCTCATATACGGCATCTAATTCCTTGTACCATACATTCATGTCTACATTGCCTACAATACCGCCTACACGACCTTTAGAAGTGTACTGCCAGCCTACCATGTTAGGTACTTGCGGCTGATACTTCACATTACACTTGCCGTTATTCTTGCCATACCGTGCAATCCACATGGGATAACTCACACCGCCATAAGGCTTAATGTATGTCTTGTAAAAACTTTCCCCAGTGTATACACCGAACTGTAATCCTGCATCGGTGATTACCTTGCCGTAAGCATTGATAATGGAAATAATATTTTTGCCAAGACCTTTCATAACGGCATCTTCAACATCAAGATATACTGTCACTTTTCTACCGTTAAGAATAGTAAGCACTCTTCTTGCATCAGATCGTGATTTTGCAACCGTTGTAATATATCCGTATTCATATACTCCGTGCACATGGACATTGTGCTCTTTACAACCTTTCCAGTTCTCTTCAAACTTCTTGTCCGGGTTCAAATCCTTACGGATGACTTTCAGAATAGCAAAATCAATACCGTTCTGTTTTACCGCCAACCAGTTAATCGTCCCCTGGTATGAGGACACATCAATTCCTGTTAAGCTCATGTTTATTTCTCCTTAATCCGGACTTTCCGGTAATCCTTGTTCTCTTAATGCTTTGATTCTCTGTTTCATTTCCCATATTGCAATTTCTTCGTTGGATTCTTTATATTTAGGCTCATTATCATGTGCTATCTTTTCTGAAATAGGCTTTTCAACATAAGTAGTTCTTGCTTTGTCTCCATTTAAGCAATGGTCTATTGCAAAGATTAATGCAGATATTCCATAATCTCTCCACCGTTGCCATGAATTCCTATCTTCTTCCTCTTTTTTGAGTTTATATCCTTTGTAACACCACTCTAATTTCTTAGGATTCAGATGTTTGAACTCTTCTATCGAAATTCCCATGGAAAAAGCAAATGGAAAATATTCTTCCCATATTATTTTGTGCCAGTCGATTTCTTCTTGTGGTCCTGTGGCATCTTCGTTACCTTGCTGTCCTCTTTCTCCATCTCTTCCTTGGTCTGCGTCATCATTTCCGTCAGACCCGACAGTTCGAAAAAACCGTCTTCTTTCATACAGTCTGTCAGTTCTCCATACAGCTTCACAAAAGACAGACCGTTTGCTTTCATGTATTCTTTCATTAAAGCATTGGATTCATCCGGTGTAATACCTTCATGGTTTTCGATAAGACCAGCATAAAAAGCCGTTTTGCATACATGAGGAAATTCTGCAAGCATATATCCGCTACCATCTACAATTTCTTCTGGTGTGGGTTTCTGTACATTTTTTGCTTTTTTAGCTACATAGCCACCGGAAAGCATAAGAAACATCTTTTGAATCAAATCCTTGCACTCCACAGCACCGAATCCAAACTCTAAAGTATATTCAACATCATTAACTAAAATCTTCTTCATAAAAAAATATCCTTTCCCCAACATTTTGTTGGAAAGGAGCCGCCCGAAGACGGCTCTCTTTTGCTTAAATCAATGTATCATCTACCGTTTCATCATTGTCAGCCACGGCAGTGTTATTTGTTTCTGACTGACTTTCTATTTTTTTGTCAGTGTAATTGCTGTGGGATAACCGTTTTCGTCTTCGGTTACTGCAACAGTGTAATTATCTTCAATCCACTTCGGTACTGTAGCCTGTGCAATCGTAGCAGTTCCGGTCAGATGATCGTCTGTTGCTTCGTCCGGTGCAAAACTTTCCTGACCGATAAATGCACAAATACCCTCTGAACCTTTTCCGTCAGTTCCATACAGGATGATAAAATCGAGTTTCTTTCCCTCGTTTGTCACCATTTCATCCTTGTACTTTTTCTCAAATGCTCCTTGCACTTCCATACTGTTAGCGGCTCTACGACCCATTTCCTGCGTCTCTACCAAATCTTCCAGTGTAGAAGTATCCACCATGTTCTGACTTCCGAACGGTGAAGGAATACTTTTTGCTCTAATAAGCAGTTTGTAAGTTCCTGCCCAGTACTCACCAGTAGCAGCACTAGAACTAGGCTCTTTATAGGCAATTCTTGATTTTAAACCAGTAGCCATATTTACCTCCAATTTTGCATAAAAAATAGAGCCTTTCGGCTCTGACAATAGTTACAATATATCATCAGCATCTACACTTCTTCTGAACCGTGCAGTGCTTCTGTATGTGTCCTGCGAAGTATTATTGAACTCCGGCATGGAAGTTATTTGAAATCGCAGACGTTTGAAAAGTCCAGCAACCGTAGCCATGATAGCTTCAGCTTCTTCCTGACTTTTGTTGGTTATCACATCCACCTGGTATGATGCTGTGATTCCATTAACAGAACGTGCTTCAAGGTCTTGTCCTGTCTCTGTGAACGGCATAGCATGAAAGTACACCGTAGGGAATGTAGGGTCTGACAAATCCTTACTTTTGTCCGTCACATAAGCTTTAGGATGGCTCTGTGGTATCTTCATTTTTAAGTATGATGCAATCTTGACTTTGAAGTCTGATACCCATTGATATTCATTAACCGCCATTTCCAAACACCACCTTTGCTGTCTGTAATACAATTTTACGAAGTTCTATTGCAGTCAGGTACATAAAAGGTCTTGAAGGCATACCTTTTGTTATATGAAGTTTTCTGTCATCTCCGATATAACTCCAGTAGTATTCTCCGGCTTTCACATAAGTGCTTCCATGCACTTCAATGTCTTGTAATGCTTGCCGAATTGTTTTACCGGAGTTGTATTTCCATGTAACACCTTCCGGCAAAGGATATGGATATTCTTTCTTTCCACCAATGCTACCAAGAGTACCAAACTCAACGAAAAGCGCATGGTCTGTACCGGCAACCACCGACCAAACACCGCCACCCTTTACAGAGCCAACGTATTCCGCATGAATGCTTTGCAAAAGTTCTGATGTAAAGATAGCATCAAGGTCAGCAATCTGCACTCTAGCAATCTCTACGCCCTTTTCTGCCAGCGTTTCTGCCAGTAGTCTACATTTATACTCTAAACTATTTTCATAGTCTCTAAGAGCCTTTACAGCCGCTTGTATGGACTTTGGGTCAAACAGGTTAATGTTGATTGTCTTTCCCATATCACTTCACCGTCTTTTGCAACAAAAACAAATCTGCTGTCAGTCCCTCATCTGCAACGCCTTTGACAACATAGTCCGCAGTCTTGCTGTCCACAAGTCCGTCATCGTCACGACCTACTTCTGACTTCTTCCAGATAACATCCCCTGCCTTAATCGGCAAATAGCCCTTGTCGGTCACAATCTGACAATACGAACTGGAATCATCAATACCAAATTCTTTTACCAGTACTTCCGACAGCTTATTACTGATGTTGGCAGAAAAAAGGACGGGTTCAGAATATCCAGTAGTTTCTCTCAAAACCACTGGAATCCTTTCTCCGTCCATCTCGATGTACTTTATTGCTCCGTTTTCGTCCCGGTCATAAATCGTGACTTTTTCTCCCTGCCGTGAGTACTTCATTTCCTGCTTGTTAATGTCAAGCATCTTTCTTCACCTGCTTGTAAATCTGATTTACACCAGTGCTTGCCAAACCGGAAACAATTCCGACCGCAATCGCATTCAGCACATCATTTGCCGGGAAATCCGGAATAACATACATTCCTACTACTCCGAGAATGCCACCTACAATGCCAACAACAACCGGGATGTAGTTATCCTTAATAACCGGAATCAGCTTCGCTCCAATACCGGCAAGATAGCAGATAACCACGATTGCAACACAAGTTCCTACCTGTGAAAAATCCATAATTACTTACCTCCGTTCTTCAATCTTATTTCTTTTATTTCTTCATACATTTTAGTTGCCATTCCATTTCCACCAAGCGCATGATAAGCATTGTACATCTCAACAAAGTTTTCATACGCATAGCTTGGAATTTCTCCTAACTTCATGTACTTATCGTGATACTCAATAAGTTGCACACGCAAAAGAAGCATTGTTCCCTTGCTGTTCGCATCCCTATCTTTCTTTTGCTGCTTTAGGAGCCAGACGATGTAGCCTAATAAAATAGGCAGAACAATCGTATACGTCTGTAATAAAAATTCTTTCACTTCATATCTCCTAACTGTTTATTTGTTGGCACACCGCCCACCACCCTTAAAGTGTGCCGCCTGCAACCTTATTACCGGAATCCGTAACATGGTCACGCACAATCTTCTAAACCCCTCGATTTCGATGGGGTTATAAAACTTTTGCAAATGGGAAAACACCCACAAACAGTTCTTCCCGGTCTCTCCATGTTCTCGACACTCCATTCTCTGAATAGCTTGCCATGAAGTTTTCACCGGCTTGCGATCTGTCATACACGACAAGATTAACCACCACGGACTGAAATTTTTTCATATCCGCAGCAATCTTCTCTTCAGTGTAGCTTTCCGGGTACATTCTTTTTGCTCTGATGTCGGCTTCTGCTTGACTGATAAGTTGTTCCAAAAGAGGATTTTCTTCCAAATGGTCAAACACGACCTCGGAACTTTCAGAATCAATATGAAATTGTTTCAGACGGATTTTTACTTGCTTCAAAGTCGTATATTCTGCCATGTGCTACCTCTTAAAGTTCAAACTTTTCAATCAGAATCTTTTTCAGTTCCGCACCGCTGATTTCTTCCGCACCTGAGACACCGTGTTCTGCGGCTAACTTCTGCAAGTCTGCCGTAGACATACGGTTGATTTCCGTCTTAGTATATGCGGTTTCCTCCGGGATTTCTTCTTTTACTTCGGTGACGGTTTCCTCCGGGATTTCTTCTCCCGGAAGATACCATTTGCCTTTGTATTTGACTTTGTAATCAAATTTCATCAGCATACCTCCGATTAGTAGCACTTAATTACATAGGTGCTATCCATTCTCTCGTAGGAAGGAAGTACGATTTCAGACACGGTTGTCTTAGTCTGTACAGGGTCTTCAGAAACAGAAACCGCAACAGCAACACCAGTGTTCACAATAGAAACATCTGCGGTAGGCTTGCCCATCAAAGTGCGCTCTTCAGGAGTAGTTCCGTACCAAGTATTTCCAAGTGAACCGGAAGGAATCAATGTCGCATATCCATCAGGATAAAACTTGGTTGCTACACCAGATTCGTTCTTATACTGCTTAGAGTAAACAATGATATTGATACCAAGTTCGTTAGAGAAAATTTCCTTAACTCTTGCATCAGTCATCAGAACGTTAGCTGTAACATTCTGTGCTAAGATTGCGGACTTGATCTTTGCGTTCTTCTTAAGATAGTCCATGGTCTTACGAGAGACAATCATAATGGTAGGTCTCTCGCCTGTAACAGCTTCCACAGAATCAAGAGCAACATTTACATCGTCCAGTGGATCGGAGTTTTCAGTATCGTTCCACTGGTCTGTGGTCTCGGACAATGCCGCATAGTTGTTCTGCTTGTAAGTGCCGTTAGGGTCGTAGTTGTAAGCATAAGTAACACCATCAGCCTGAATGGAAATCTTAGGAGAACCATCCTCTGTAGGTGCTAACAGCTGCATAATCATACGTTCAGGAACTACATCAGCACCTTCCACAAGAGTATTTGCATCATCAAAAATTCTGCTTAATACTTCTGCTGCGTAAGGGTCTGTGCTGTCCTTAATACGCATGATTTCCTGTTCGTCCTGTTCTTTGATAATCATAGATTCACGGAAGAATGCCATTTCTGTCTCTTGCATCTTGAATCCTTCACGGCTTCTGATAGTGGAAACTGCATCAAAATTAGATGCTTTCAGGGTAACAGGAAGTCCATTAGAAGTCTTAATCCACTTCAAATCCAGTCCCATTTTCTTCTTGGCGGGGAATAAGCCGGAACCAAGATATGCAATTTTATTACTTGCAACTTCTGTATGCACAAGTGCGATTGCTTTCGCATTGTAGGCATCTCTAATGTTCATTATTTCCTCACTTTCTACCGCTATCTTTCAGCGGTCAGCGGCTACATCTGTCTGTAGTCGGTTTCAGTTATTCAAATACAATCAGTGATAATCCTGTCTTTACACCATCGGCAATGGTAATACCTGCATTTGCGTTAGCATTTGCTTCATTTACACAGGCAAAAGCCTTAATGATAGTTCCGTTGGGGTTGCTATCGTAAACATCGTTAAGCAAAATACCTACTGCTGCATCATCGGTGCTTCCGCCATTTACTTTCTTTCCTGTCGCACTAATAGGATTACCAGCCTTGCACACACCATTAGTGAAAGCACTTGCATCCAGTTTAATAGGAACAAATAATTCAACGCCCAGCTTTCTCTTAAGAATTTCTAACTGGGTAGTTACACTTGTTTCAGAGAATTTCATTTTGTGTACCTCCTTATAAGTACTGGCTAACTACAGCTTCGGCTTCTTTGTTTGTTCCAGCTAAAGTCTTGCCAATCTTTTCAGCCGCTTTTTCGGCTTCTGTTTTTTTGTCATCTTTTCCACCGCCAGCAATTCCACCTCCAGGATTAGTAGATCCGTTTGCAATCTCCTGCTCCTTGGCTTGTGCCGCAGCAGTCTCTTTATCAGAGATAATTTTTCCGAGAACATCAAAATCAAAACTGCCGTCATCCTTTACAACCTGTGCCGCCTGTTCTGATGTGATTTTGAATTTGTCAGCCGCACTTGTACGCTGAGTTGCTAAAGTCTGTGCTTTTTCCAACTCTGCGATACGATTATTTGCTTCCTCTAACTGCTTCGCTGCCTTTTCCTGTTCGGAAAGATTTTGGTCTTTCATGGCATTAAACTCTTTTTCAATGCCCTGTAACCGTTCCAGTTCAGCATTGTTTTTGGTTGCCTTGGCATTTGCTGTCTGAACATCTTTGCCGTTTTCGGCAATAACCTTTTCAATCTGTTCATCAGTTAATCCCATTGCCGCTAAATCTTCTCTCTTCATAAATTACCTCCGTTATGTCCTACGTTTTTTTACGGTGCAACGACACCGAGTGACATTGCCGATTTGTACGCTCACGGCTTTGCGAATTTTTATAAAATAAAAACAGCTACCTATTTCTAGGCAACTGTTTTATTTTGCATTTGTTTTACAATTTCCTGTGCTTTTGCCATCTGCTCTTCCATGTTGATAATGTCAGCAGTTTTCCACAGAGCATCAAGGTAAGGTTTGGAAAGGTTGAAAGTCTTTTCACAATCTCCCCAAAGTCCAACTGTTTTGATTGCAATAAGCGGATGAATACCACACTGCAGAAGTTGCAGTAATGTCTGCGACTTGGTATACATATTATCTTGTGGACTGTGGTTAATCTGCACATCAAAATCTCTAAGAGTGATTTTCAGATCCTCTTTCTTAATGCGGATAACATTCAGCGCAACCTTGGCCAGTCTCTTCTCTGCTGTCTTAACAACCGGATCCTTAAGCCTTGCTCTTGATTTTGAAAAATCCCATCCGTTTCTCAGCTCAACCGCACCCTGCGTATCACCGCCAGTGTTTCCTTGCTTGTTCGGTATTCCCAAAATTGAAAGTGCGCTGTCTGTTAAATCATCCTTGGAAACCTGTGTCTGCGTTTGGTCAAGTTCCTGTGACATCACATCAACATCAGACTTGTTATCCTTGTTAATGGACTTTACAACCAATGCATGGTTCATTTTCATTTTTTTGAACTCTTCTTCGTCAATCTCGCAGTTTACAAATTTGTACCATGCCTGTATAAACTGCTCTATACCATCCATTCTGTTTGACTGCGTATTATTGATTGCATCCAACAGATCTATAACAAGTTCAATATCAGACAACCGCTCATGGTTGTTCGGAAATTCTACAATCGGAATACCACCAAATCCGTGAATTTTCCATGTATCAGTAACAACCGCACTGTTTTTTATCTTACATTCACAGGATTCCGTGTAGCAAAGTTTGTACCACTCTCCATTTTCATCTTTTAATTCCTGTACCGCCAAAATCGGTTCTTCGGAACTGCGGTTGTAAATGACAAACGTGTTCAGAGGATTAGGTGCAACCACACGTATAGGCACATCTCCATTCACAATCTGAATAGCTTTGAATGATGTTCCGGTTGCCGACTGCCATTCACCAGCTTTTATGTCTTTCTCATGCTTATTTGCATCTGCTAAGTAATCATTTAGTTCATCTACTGCCTTATTTACAGCTTCATCATCTTTTCTGCTGACAAACTGAATAGGCTCTCCGTAAGTCTGAGCGACCTTGAATTGCACCCATTCAAAAGAATGGTTCTCTACTACTCGATTGGTGATATCCTCATTTGAAATCTTTGTTCTGTATAGTACCGGCTGGTCTCCTTTGTAGTACTCCCACAAGTACTTGATAACTGGCTTATTGTAATAAAAAACACCGATGCAATCACCGATAACCTTTACAATGTTGTCTTCGGTTATCTGCTCCACATCCGTATATGCAATTTTTCTACCGTGACAACCCTTTACAAGGTCTTGAAATTTCATAGTGTTCATATTTTCACCTACATAAATGTCATTCCGCTGCTTTGGTCTCTTTTTGGAAGTTTCTTGATCTCACGTTCTCCGGTTTCCGTATGGTAAACAACCATCTTATTGCAATTCCGGCATTTATATGTCTTGTCGATGTGTGATTTTGAACTGCATTCACCGACCAACCGTCCGCATCCCGGACAGTACACTCTAATTTTTTGATTAAAAATCATAAATACCTCTTTTCTGCGCACAAAAATACCGCCCTTGCTGATAAGAGCGGTACTTCTGTAGTCTTCACATGATCTGAGGAGGAAATGAAAAATATCTTGGAATCTTTCTGCATCTTAATAGTATCACGGAAAAATCGGACATATCGGACAAGTTTATATGGAACTATACGATTTCGTATGTTTTTTCAAATATGTCAGGCTTACATGGATAAAGTTCTCCATTTACACCTTTGATAATATAATCACCAATGTTTGCTTTCATATCTCCTTCCAAAGTTTTAATGAAACATTCATCTTCATTATTAAAATAAATATTTCCGTCATCATAAGCAGATATTCCCCATTCTGGTACACCTCTACAATTTGCTCCAATCTTCATAAAATCTTCGCAATATTCAAATGCTTCAATTACAACAGGTTTCTTTCTATATTTTGCCATTTTTATACCTCCGTATTATTTTAATTTGCCATATATCGGTCAAATGCTTTTCTTACGCTATCCTCTGTGTTTCCACCACCGATTCTATCAGCGACCTTGTTCCATGATAATTTTTCAATAAATCGTAAATTGATGATCCGTCTTATACGACTGTCCTGAACGCTTGCAATAAATTCCTCGACTTCATTATTTTTTTGCAGTAAATCGTCCTCTAAAAGCTGTAAAGTGGCTTTTCTTGAATAAAGTAACGTTCGTTTTCTGCTGTACTCTGGATAAGGAAATCCTTCAATACGAAAATGTTCAGTGCCGCCGCATCCACCTGATACGCTGTCAACAACATTCCCATCCGATTCAATTTTTCTGATATCCGATTCAAGTTTTTTAATCTTCTGCTGTACTTCTTTGATTTCTTCCTGTAAATCTATGTATTGAGATAAAACCTCTTTAGTCACCATAATCAATACCTCCGTCCGAAAGAGAATGGGTTTTGAATTGCTTCTACTTTTGCTACCCTGTTTCCGTTTGTAATTCGCAATGCAAAGTTTGAAAATACATCAGGCACATCATCTAACTGTTTTTTTCCTGAAACAGAATACCTTTTCAGTAACGACATCATTACACCGTATGGTTCGTTAGGCTTATACAATGATGGATCTTTGAATATTACGTGTTGTAAAATCCAGTTAGAGCACTGGAAAATTCTTGCTTCTTTGTTTGTCTCTGTCGGTGTGTCTGTGATGTTGCATATCCATCCTTTACTCTCTACACGCTTATTTACTTCCATTGCCACACGGTCACCGCCGGCATTACGCTCAAATTCGCACTCTTGCACTTTATTATTAACAAGTACATTTGCAGCATTTTCATACTGCATCTCATAATCTGCAGTATTGTCACAAACAGCATCCACGCAGTAATAATCTTCTCCATACTTTTGCAATACCGGAAGAACAAAAAAGTCGGTTCCTTTTCCCTTGGTATCGCATTGCCCGGTAATAATTTCCGGTTCCCCATGTGGCAGATTAAGATAACGTCTGATTTTTTCTTCCGGAAATAACAATCCCTCACGTTCAATAGGCTCTTGCTTGTAAAGACACCTATAAGAGATTTCATCCATGAGTAATTGTTGATCTTCAAAAAAAGCAACCGTAAATCCGGAAAATTCGTAGTCAAAATTGCTTAATCCTGTTTTTGGGTCAATATCCGGCACTGCAATTACTTTTACTCTCGGATTCCCTTCATACATATTTTGGATCCGACCGATTACATCATTTACGCTCCACCTGGTAGCAATATGGATTTCTTTGCAATTCTTTCCGTCAGTATCTTGTGTTTTTCTTTGTCTTGCATCTACCGCATACTTGTCCCACAGTTTATCCAAAATTATAGGATTCATAGCTTCTTCAATGCCACCGATCATGTCATCTACGAACAAAAACTTAGATGCACGTACTTTACCAGCGTTTTTACTTCCTACGGATGTGCACTGAACAGATGGAAATGGTTTATATTTGCCGATGTTAAACTGTTCCATTTTTGCGTTAGTACTGGTAACGGAAAGATTTGGGAAGATTTCATTCCAAGTGTACTCGTCAGAATTTGTACAAATATCGTACACACCGTCATAGTACATACGTGTAATATCTCCACTGTGGGAGTAAAAAAGGTTGAAATCTCTCGGAAACCATCCTGCTACCAACGCATTCAGCATTTTCTCGACCGTGGTTTTTCCAGCACCTGGGATAAGAGACACGCATAGAATGTCGTATTTATCATCAATCATGCCTTGAATGGCATCCATGAGACCGATTTTAAGAAATTGCTTTCTACGTGGCATATAGAACCGCTCTCTAGGTTCTCTTTTCTTTTCCAAGTATCTGTAGGCACTGTCCACAACCTTATTTTGTGCTTCTAGTAGAAGAACATCGTACAACTTATCTGTCAGAGAATAGTGCGTCTTGTTCGCAAAGGAATACTTTTCCAAATCCCATATGGTTCCTCCAGTTCTTTCCATACAGAAACGCTCTACAATGCCTTTAGAACGATTTGTTATCTGTAAGCCATAAGTTATATCCTTTTCACCGTTTATAGCCACTCTGCAGGCTTCTATGTACGCATCAATGACCTGTTCATCAATTCCCTTGCGCTGTATGTAATTGTCATAGCTGTTTACTGCCGATATAAGGCTCTGACTTGCCAATATAAAAAAGCCTCCTTTCCTTACATTTTGGAAATTTGGCTCTCTGCGTAGGCACTCTACGACTGGTGCTCTAGAAAATATTCTATTTGCTATGCTAAGCAGTCCAAAACACAACATAACACATATGGTTTGTGTCAAATGTTATACTAATAATTTGTTCTGCACTCTTTAATTCTTCCCAATCCTGGTCATTTTGCAAAATGGCTTGATTTATATCATTAAGGTTTTTGCAATATTGCCATTTCACCAACTTTGCTTGATTCATAAATTATTTCACCACAATTCTATTGATTTCCCCACATTTTGGGCATTTGATTTCAGCCTGTCCGTTGAATTTGCCTAAAAGGCGGTTGCATTTTCTACAACGATGTTCGGACAGTTTTACATAAAAACATTTTTTCAAAGCTTCCTCGTCTTCCTTTGTATCTGCCACGACAATCGGGTCTTCTCCCAGTGTTGTACATTCAATTTTTACATTTTCAATATTCCCGATGTTTTTAGGTGTGACCTGTCGAAACGCATCACGTTCTATGCTCTCAATTACTGCCGTCATACTCATTTTTTCATCCACCTACTTTCATATCAAGCATATATAATATTTCCTGTTCGGATACTTCTTTTGCTCCTTCTCTAACATGAAACAGTATTTCCATTAGTTGTTGATTATCTTTATCCGTCATTCTGTTTTTATCAATTGTTTCATCGATGCAGTAATATAAACAATTCCCATATCCAACACCTAAACGACTTCCATAAAATGATTTTCCAACAATATCATAATTTTCAGTTTTTAAAATATCGTGCTGATAATCTAAATCGCACCACTTTTTATTATCTTCCAGTTTCTTTTGAAGATATTTTAAGAAATCTACTACTCTTTCTTCTCTATCACTGATGTATAATATCGTGTCTTTCATTTTATTTCACAATCCTTCTGCTTTCTTCCATCACTTTACAGTTCCTTGCAAAATCTCTTTCAATAAAACTTTGCGGTATTCTTCCAAAATTTTCCAAAGCGTACTTATCTACCGCTTCTTTTGAAACATCTATACCAAAATTTCGTAATGATTCTGTTTGTGGTTGATAATCTTTCAATCCATTCATCCTCATATCCTCCGTAACCCATGCAGACGGAATCGAACCGCCGACACACATCCTATGCGGATGCTGTTCTACCACTGAAGCTATACATGGGAATCGCACCGTAAAACCTTTTATGGCTTGCGCTTGCCATAACCAAAGATGCATCGCCTACTTGTCACTGACTGTTCAGGTCGAT